CGGCAAGGGCGACGTTACCGAGATCAGTATTTCGGCGGAGACACTGAAGAGTCGCACTATGCTTGAAGTCCTAAGCACCCTTGTTCACGAAATGGCGCACTACGCCAATGAGCTAGCGGGCGTCAAGGACTGCTCCGCCGGAGGACGGCACAATAAGCGGTTCAAGGAAACGGCGGAGTCCCTTGGCCTCATCGTAGCGCCCCCTGACAAGTCCAAAGGCCATGCGTTTACCCAGGCGGGCGAAGAGTTGGCCGAGTTCTTGAACGGCCTAGAGGTAAGCCAAGAGGCTTTTGACTACGCTCGGAAAGCGGCAGAGGCTAGGTCAAAGAGCCCCACACGGATGCTCAAGTGGTCATGCGGCTGTACTATCGTCCGCGCCGTCCGTATGAACGCCGATTGTGAGGACTGCGGGGGGCACTTCGACGCCGATCTCTCTCTACCTGGGTTCACAGCCTCAGTGTGGTTTAAACCACAACAGGCGAGGAGGGAGGCGGAGGACTAGATGGGCAATCCGAGAGTGCAAGCGACAATCAAGGAAAGGCAAGGAGGCACCTATGGAAAAGCAGACTAGAAAAAGGGTCGAGGTCAGTACCTCGGTGAAGGGGGTGCATACCTACTCCTGCACCGTGGAGATCACGGGCGACGAGGTGACGGATGCCGAGATCGTGGAGGCCAGCACGGCGCTGGTCCGGGAGCTCGATGAACTCTACCCGCCACAGTTGGTGCCGTAAAGGAGGCCCCATGAGCGAACGACTATTGGCGACTCTCTTGTACGATACGAAGAGCTTGGAGTTCAGAGCCAGGATAACCCGGCCCAGCGAGACAATCTTCCTTACTGCCGACAACCTAGTACGCCTCTTAACCAAAGTAAAGGAACGGCTAATGTCGATGCCGCTGCCCAGCCTGGGCGTCCAGGCCCAGCCGGCAGCACCAACCCCGCTCGTGGACAAGGCCACCCTCACCGAAGATGACTTCTTCGGGCCAGAGAGGCCAAGGCCATGAAGTTGCTGGATTACCGGATATGGCAACCATTGGCATGGGTCCACGTCGCGTTCGACTCGCGGGAATGGGGCCTTGGCCTCTCCGTGAGCCGACATGAGGGGCTTTGCGCCGGAATACACCTTGGGCCCCTATGGATCGTGGTGGGTTAGCCATGGCGTTGACCGAAGAGGAGATCCAAGCAAGGTTGGTCGAGAAGGAGCGCGGCCGCACGATGGAGAAGCAGGCCGAGCGTTCGATCTGCTCCCGCTGCGGTTGTCGGCCAGGAGTAGCGTTCGGACAGGATGGAGTTCACTCATTCCGGTGTGAGTGCTACCCTGAGCCCCCAAGGTTAATCAAGAAGCCATCATCAGAAATGAGGAGGTTGGGAGACATGACGAGCCATGCATTAGCGAGAGCGGAAGAGGGCCACGGTTCAAGAGCCCTCGTGCTGAGGGACATCAAGCAATACCTGGCGCCGTTGGCCAAGGATGACGAGGTAGAAATCTTCATCCGGTTCTGCCGACACTACGACATGAACCCATTCGTGGGCGAATGTTACCTGATCCCATTCGGCACCGGGGAGAACCGAAAGCATCAGATCGTGGTGGGGATCGGGTTCTTCGTCAAGCGGGCCGATAAGCACCCCCTCTACCGCGGTATGAATTCCGGCGTGATGGTGCAGAACGGCAAGGAGATCATCCGGCGTGATGGAGAGTTCCTATTCCCAGGCGATACCCTCGTGGGCGGCTGGTGCCAAGTCTTTGTCGAGGCTCGACAGCCCTACGTCCACACGGTCACGTTGAGCCGCTGGAAGAAAACCACCCCCGGCCCTTGGCAGAACATCCCTGAGCACATGATTATCAAGGTGGCCGAGTCCCAGGCCCTTCGCCGGGCGGTCCCAGGCACCGGACCTGATGCGGAGTACGATCTCCCCATAGTGGTCGAGGCCGAGGCTGACGGGCCCCTTCCCGCCTTTCCGGAGACGACGGCCGCAAACGTAGTGGTCGGGACAGTCGCCGATGGCCCCGAGGTCCCGGCAGTAGAGGTCCCGCCCGAAGCCTTCATGGGGTACTGCCCAGACCACGGTGCGGCCTTTAATCAGAAGCATGGCACAACGAAGGCCGGGAAGCCATATAACTTCTATTCCTGCTCGGTCAAAGGGCCGGACGGGTGGTGCAAGAAGACGCCGGAAGACTGGCTCACCGGGGAGTTGGAGAAGGTGGCGCCCGGCCTCATCGAGAAGGGAAAGATTAGGGAAAGGATCTCGGAGTACCTGGGGGTGCCGTGGGCCGAGCTCGCCCCTCTGGGCTACGTTTGCATCGTGCAGCAGATCCACGAGTACAAGGAGTCTTTGGCGCAGACGACGGCAGCGGAGCCGGTGGCCGAAGCGCAGCCAGAGCCCGAGGCGGTTGTGGAGTTCTAGCGTGTACCCGAACACAAAGGAGGCGAACGATGACAGTCCCAGCAACCATCATCCTGTCAGGAACCGTAGAGAACGTGAGCAGGCCCAACAAGGATGACCTCTGTACCCTGGAGATCAGGCCGGACTTCAACGGCAAGCCGTCTAAGTTCACGCGGAAGATTACCAGCGTCCCACACGAGCACGTTCTGGCGTTCCAGGATGGGGACCGCGTGACCGTCAACTTGAAGCGTGGACGCCAGAAGGATGACGGCGATCCCGAAGAGGAGAGAGGTTGGTGGTTTGATTACCAGAACGTGGTGGCGGGTGCGCCACCCGCACCAACTCCGGCGGCAAGCGCCCCCAAGCCCAGTAGTTTCGTGGACGGTCGAGATGCCTCCATCGAGCGGCAGGTGGCTCTCAAGGCGGCCGTGGAAGTGGAAATCGCAGTGGCCAAGATCGCAGCCCAGAATGGGGAGCCGGGCCCGTATCACATTTTGGAGCTCGCAGACCTGTTCGATCACTGGCTCAAAACTGGCAGGGTGGACGTGAAGGCGCTGGGCCAAGAGGCGAAGCCACATGCCGAAGCGCCGGAGGACGAGGGGCCATTCTAGCCTAGGAGGAGACGTGATGCGAGGGATAGACCCTGCGCTGATCATTATTGCCCGGCATGAGAACCCAGGACGGACCCTACGGGAGCTTGCCGATCCGCTTGGCTTGTCGCGCGAACGGGTTCGCCAGGTTCTCGACAAGGCTGGTGTGCGGACAAGGGCAGAGCCATCAAGGGCTGGTGCCCCACATGGGGCTCGCATCTCCATCCCCTGCCAGAACCCAGGCTGCTCGAAGACCCGGGAGGTACTCCCCTACGAAGTAAAGCGGGCGAAGTACTGCGGCAGAAGATGCTCTGATGCGGCTCTCAAGTCGGCCAGAGACGGGAAGACCCACTGCCCAAGAGGGCACCTCTACACGCCAGATACCAGGGCCTTCTACACGAACGCGGCCGGGTACATGGTGCGCCACTGCAAGACTTGCGACATTGCAAGTGCCAGCCGGTGGCAACGGGAGAACCCAGAGAGGCAACGGGAAAACAACAGACGATATATGCGCCGGAAGGCGGCAATGGGTTGACATCGCACCGAAGCGGGGGTAGAATCCACGCAATGGCCGCTCTCACCGGCTCCAGTCACGGGTGAGAGCTGTGGCGGGGGTTGGTGGGGGCGGCTATTTTTTTGTCAGGAGCACAACATGGAAGACCACGAGATACACGAGTCCTACCGGCTTCTCATCAAGCCAATCCTCGACAGGCTCACAGAGATCGAGCGGAGGCTGGACAAGCTGAGTTACGTTGACGCCATAGAGCCAACCAAGGTCATCGCGGGAATGTACGAGGAGCAACAACGTTTCATGGAGTGGGTGCGTTTAATGGCCCCTACGTTCCCAGGGTTCAGTGGTGGCGGAAAGACCAGCCCGCGCACGGTTACTATCGGCCATGAGTGAAACGCTACCGCAAGTCGAGGCCAGCGGCAATTACTGTAAGTTCAGGTTTGAGGAGATCGGTATTTCTATCGCCATCGAGAGGATGCGTCAGCACTCCAGCGGGAGCATCAGCGCCGAGGTCCGAGTGCATAGCCTCGTTGACGGCATCCCGCCGCACGTCCGGCACATCCAATGCAGCAACCTACTTGGCTCACAGACCAAGCGGGGCATCGCTGCTGACCTAGAAGAGCGGGTTCCAGGCCGAAACAGGACCTACTGGGATGACATCGTGGAGACGGTCACCGCCACCGCAGTCGAGCGGTTCCGGCGTGGGGAGCCCGTCAGGAATATTGGCGGGGATACAGAAGTCCCGGCCATTAACTACCAGTTAGCCCCGTTGCTGCTCCAGCGCAAGCCAGTGATGATCTTCGGTGACGGTGGCGTCGGCAAGAGCCTGCTCGCTATTTTTTTCGCCCTCCTCATGCAGCGTGACGTGGAGCACGCGGGGCTAACCCCAACACATGCCAACATGTTGTATCTCGATTGGGAGACAGACTGGGACGATAACCAGCGTCGCGCTTTGCTACTCCAGCGCGGCATGGAGTTGGTGGAGCGGGACGACATCGCGTACCGCCGGTGCAATCAGCCGTTAGCGGACGACATTGACGAGATTCACCGCATCGTGGCAGAGCGGGACATCGGCTATATCATCATTGACTCCCTCAGCGGGGCAACGGGTGACGACCTGACGCTCCAGGCTACAGCGGCGACCTTCTTCCGGGCCTTGACCAGCCTAGGTGTTGGGAGCCTTATCCTGACTCACGTCACGCACGAAGGAGCCAACGGACGGCATGGCGGCGCGTCGGCCTTCGGGAGTAGGTTCTGGAGGAATCAAGTCAGGTCGCAATTCGAGTTAAGACAAAGCGGCCGCAGCAAGGATGACGAGGCCCACATGACGCTGTTCCACCACAAGATCAACGACGGCAAGGCTATCCCGCCAGTCGGGCTCAAGGTCACTTGGGCCGAGCGGGCCATCAGGGTCGAGCGCGAAACGGTGAACCTTGAGGAGTTTTTGGAGGCCCTAACGCAGAGGCAGCGGATCGTTACGATGCTGAAGCACGGGGCACAAACCCCGCAGGTTATCTCAGAAGGGACACATCTAAAGCAAAACATTGTAGCCGCCGTCCTATCCCGCTATCAAGGTAAGGATTTTCGCCATCTTGAGGGTGGCCTTTGGGGTCTCCTCGGAGACGACGAGGATCGAAGATGATCGCCATACCCAACCCTTACAACGTCATGTTACAAGCACCCACAAAGGGATTACAACAACATGTTGTAAATAGCGGCCTTCTACTTCTGTTGCAACATGTTGTACAACAATGTTATCGGCCTCGCACAACATCTTCGGCTCTCTCCCGAAGGGAGAGCCTGTTGCTGCAGGGGGTTGGGATTAAGTTAACACGGCTTGTGGAGTGGAAGACCCTATATCGGTGGCATTTCAAGGACTACCCCCTTGGCGGTGGCCTTTTCGGGAAACACGCATGACCGACCAGCCCTACGAATGCGCCGGTGACAGCCCCAACGGGCGGCACTATCTCCGCGAGGCTGTGGACCCAGACGGCGAGCGCGTCCTGATGTGCCGGTACAATGGCTGCGGCCATGTGCGGTCGGTGAAGGAACCGGACCACGACGCGGCCTCGCGGTGGCCTGAGCAGGGGCAGCAGGCGGCACCGCCGAGGCGGAAGCGGAGGAAGAAGGAGGAGGGGGCGTGATGGGCAGTGAACTCACCCCGTACCGTGACCCGCGCATCCAGGCTTGGTGCGAGAAGGCGTGCGCCGCGACGCTGCTCACGGAGCACGAGGTCCGGCTGCTGGCCCAGCGGTACGTGGCGCACCTGGGCTTCAACCCAAAGTCCGGCAGGGGTGCCGCCACCACCGCCAAGGGGCGAGTGTTCCACGCGCTGACGCTGGAGACGCACCGTGGCGAGATACTGCGCTGGTGGGAGGCTACGAGGGGCGCAACGGAGCCGCCATGGGGCGTGACGGTCGAGGTGGGGTGATGGGCAAGATGGACGCAAGCCTCTGGAGCGGCGATATTCTGCCCGATGACAAGTGGTGACCAGGAACCGCAAGCTCGCGCTGGTGGCCATTGGTTGCCTGGCTGTGGCGCTGTGGGTCGCGGCACGCTGGGGGGGGAAGCCATGACGGCCCGCAGAACGCGCCACAAGCCCACGAGAGCCAAGCGAGAGCCTTCGCCGTACTCAGACATCAAGGAGGTCGACTGGCAGGCCCAGGTTATCAAGGCAGTGCGCGACGTCCACGGCGACAAGGCGCTGGTGTATCACACTCACGATAGTCGCCACTCGGCGGCGGGATTCCCGGACCTAGTCATCCTGCTTCCCGGCAAGCTGATCTTCGCCGAGCTAAAGGCCGAGGGGAAGGAACTCTCCGAGGACCAGCAGGCGTGGATGGACGGGCTGGCGCAGGTTGAGCGTCTCGGCTGGTATGTGTGGCAGCCCCACCAGATGAGTGCGGTGCTGGAGGCGATAACGGAGGACAACCGATGAGCGTCCTTGATTCCCTGATGGCGATGCTATGGCAAAACAAGCGCCAAGTGGAGATGCTCCAGGCCAGGATCGCAGACCTGGAGGCGCGCCTATCCACCCCAGTCGTACCGGAGCCCGCAGAGCCTATCGCTGTGGTTGAGGTCACGGCTGACGAGATGCACGAGATGCTGCTGGGTTCCATGCGCCACCTATTCCCCGATGGCACACAGCCGGTGCGGTTTATCAAGTGGGGAGAGCACTACTATCTGACGGACAAGGCGACGCTGCTACGGCTGCTGGCCGAGGACGACACCAGCACCTTCCCTTGGGTGAACGACATGGGCGACTGCGTGCACTTCAGCATGAGGACTGTGGCAAGCTTGGCCTTCCGTGGCGTTACAGGCGTGCTGTCCTGGGCCTACGGCGGCAAGCACATGTACGTCACCTACCCGACCACGGACGGGGAGGTGGTCAACATCGAGCCGCAGACGGACGCGGAGGTGGAGCAGCGATACGGGACGTTGTACAGCGTCCCATTCGGAGGCCAATTACTAGGATGATGGAGGCGCAGGAGTGAGCGAAGAAGAAACCCCCGGCGTGAGGAGCACCGGGGGCAGGATAAGCCAGCGGACTAAGGAGGCGAATCCCCGCTGGCAGTCAGATAACGGGGCTACTTGTCGCGGGTGCGGTCAAGGATGATATTCTGGTTGCTCTCTATCCGTTCACCACGTTGCAGCATCCCATCGAGCACTTGGGTAAGGCGCGTCTCCCTGTCGACTGCGCTTCTTTCGTGCTGCTCCTGAAGCCGCACCACCTTCTCCATCAACGAGACGCCACCGTTCGGCACAAATGCTCCTGGGCTCCCGTTCTTTACAGACTTGGTAATCTGGCGCACAGCATAGGCCATCGCGCCAATCGCCAATGAGAGCAGGCCCAAGAGGCCAATGACTATCTGTTCCAATTCGGTCATCCCGTCTAGGCTACCACACCTGTAGTTTGAGGAAAGTGTGCGCTAATCGTCCTTGTCTGGGAACATCCCCTTGACCGCAATGGTGATGGCCCCGCCGAGGGCTGTCACGATGCTGCCCAGGAGGGCCGCGACGCCGGGGGTGATGTTGCCATCGTCCAGGCCGTACACCAACGTCGTGATGACATAGCCCGCCGCGAGGAGCAAGCCAAAGATGATGATGGCCCGCATGAGTAGCCGGAGATTCGGGTTTGGTGTCATGCTGCCTCCACTACCCCTTCCCTGGTGCGCCCCTTTGAGAATCGCGGTCAGGGACAGGCTCCTGTAATGTTCTGGCTACGTCATCAAGGGTGGCCCCCAGAGCAGAGTCGTAAGCTGTCAGGATGGCATACATTTTGGCGTTCTGCGATGAGTGGATAGGCGAGTATACGTTGTCTTCAATGGCTGACACGAGGATGTCCACCACCTGCTGGTGCCACTCATTGAATTCTGTGATGAACTCGTCGCTGATTCCTGCCTTCCGCGCATCAGCGATGTAACTTGTCACTGTGTCATTGAGGTTCTTGCTAGCGATAGCGTGGAATCTGTCGTTACTAAAGCTGTTGAAATCCGTATTCACGACCAAGTCCTGGAGCGCGTCGTGGAACGCCGTGAATTTGATGGTCAGAAACTCCCGAGCTTCAGGTGACACCTTGGTCTGAGGGATGATTAGGTCAACCCATGTATCGGCATGAGTGAAGAGGGCATGCTCCAGCAAGGTTTGGGTATCAATCACCCCCTGCTCAAGCCGCCGTGCTTCCGACGCCGCTTCCTGCTTTCCCTGGAAGTAGGTGACGGACAACGGTCCCAACATGCCGGTAATCAGTGCTACAACTATCGCTGCAATAACCGCCGGAGACTTCATTTTAGATTCCTCCCCTAGTGTTCCCCTTTGAGAATGCCACAGATCGACCCTAGTTTGCTCCATTCCGCTACAGTCATCCGTCCGTCTTCAAGGGCCTCCTGGGCATAACTTACAAAAGCCCGCCGCTCCTCTGGCGTATCTAGGCTGGACACTATACGCAACCCAAGCTCCAAGATCGCTCGCTTGTCTGATGGGAGGAACCTGAGTAATAACTTTATCATCGCGGTTTCCTCGGGCGTTGACGACGAGCTAATGTCCTCTTCGGTGGCGGAGTCCCTATAATGTCCGCCACACTATAGATATCGCCATGACGAGGTGGGGGTTCCTGTGGGATGCCAGTGCTCGGTCGTCGCCTCTTCTTAATGTCCTCCGGCATACCCGGCCCAATAACGTCCTCCAGAGTATAGCCGCTCCGGCGGACCGCCAACCTCCTGGCGGCCTCCATTTGCTTTGGCGTTAGATCGGCAAGGGTTCGTTTGTCTCTCGCGGCGCTCTCTATGGCCCTGACTCTAGGGTCGGCGGAGATCTCTGGCGGTCTATTCCGTGCTTTACTGCGGTCTATCATGATAGGAGGAAGCGTTTTCTTCTTGGGTAGAACTTCCTTACGTGCCATTAACGCACCACCTTTCTTACGCTACTTTTTGCGGTTCGGCTTGTCTTTCGGGTTGGCGTTGGCGTTGGTTCCTTCTTGGCGTTCAATTTGTGCGGGTCGCCTGGTGGCCCATGACGTGGCATTAACGCACTACCTTTCTTACGCTACTTTTTGCGGTTCGGCTTGTCTTTCGGCGGGTGGTTCTTCTCTATGTCCTCACCCAAGATGACGAGTTCCTTCTTCAACGCATTAATACTCTCCTTCAAATCAGACTTTTTCCAGGCAGCGCCCTTCCCATCAAGAACATTCTGGAGCGCATCCGACACAGACGCGACCTCAACCTCAATCGCCCCTATCCGCGCCTCATACTTCGCATCAAGTTCAAGGATTGCCTGCGTTGTTTTCTTGTAATCCTTTGATGAAGCCCTACCATCAAGTACCTGGCGCATTTCCTCCAAGCCTTGACGCACTTCTCCGTCCCGACTCTCTACCTCCACAGTCAACCCCTCAATGGCCTTCCAGAGCGCCCCATCATCAAAAGCCTTCCCGTTCGCGGATTGCTCCAGCTTCTCTACATTGATCTTTATGTTCGCAATGTCATTCTGGATAACTGCCACTGAGGTTTCGGCTGCGTTCAACCGTATCTCTTCTACCGCTACCTCCAATGACGAAACCGTGCTATCGAGAGTCGCCACATACCATATGATCCCAAACGCCTGGGCCACGATAATACCGATCACGGCAATTGGCAGTTTGATGCTTGAGATGCTCATCAGCTATCTGAATCCTACTCTTCCTCGCCCCAGCCTCGTTCGGCGGCTAGACGCTGAATGGCTTCCTCCTGTGAATCGGAGGTTGGGGTTCGGGTTCATCGCAGACTCCCTTCGTGAACAAGGTTAGCGCCATCGAACACGTCGGCATGGCGCTTTATATTGAGCACTTGGAGGATGTCGGTGAGGAGAAACTCCCTAATCAGATAGTCCAGGGCGCTCTGAGCATCGAAGGATTTGCAGGAGAAGACGTCGAAGCAGACCGTTGGTGGGAACATGTAATGAGCCGCCCAGTGCGACTCCATGAGACCTTGGATCAGCGTTAGACCCCATGGGTGTCCCTGCCCGACCACGATGGTTGGTCCCATGGTGGTCATGCCGATGTGCCCGGCGAAGGCTTCCCCCAGAGGGTACAACTCATCGAAGGTCAACTGGCGCTGGTATACGGCGTCAACGAGGAGCTGCAACTTCCTAACTCCTCCTCGGAATTCTATGGCCGGCCGCCCGGGCCTTGGAGATTTGGATGGCTTTTTCTTGGGCCTCTGCCTTCGCCATTGTAGGATGGGTGCCAAGGGTCTTCCCTGTTCTGGAGATCAGCTTGAACTTCCCGCCTGCCTGCTTGACCGTCATGTTAACCCTCCAGGTCCTCGAACTCGCGCAGCCCAGCCGCCTTCTCCCGCTCTACGGTGGCGTTGTCGGTGCCCTGAGCGATACCGTCGTAGCCAACGCTGTTCTTTGCCACTAGATCACCTCTACGCACATCATCGGGATGGACTTGTATTCAGACTGGGCATCGAGCACGCCACCTTGGTCCGCCGGCTTCTGCTCCACCTTGTATGGGTAGATGACGACGCTTGTCGATACCGACGTCTTCCCCTCATCATACGTCAACGGGACAAGTGGGAGCTTCGCAAAGGAAGTGTCCAGGCTGCTCAACACCTTCTCCGGCGTGAGACTGAATGGGTGGAGCCGAGTTGGGTCCCTCGAGATGGTGAACTTGTACGATATGAGGGGGGTGCCGTCGTCCTTGAGCGCCTTTGGCATAAAGGCGTACCCGATGGAACGGATCGCCGGCCGCGTCGTCGTCGTGGACCCTCTGGCCATCGTGATCTCGGTCTGGATGTTGCGCCCACTTGTACCAACCGCTCCAGCCCCATCCGTCCACACGCTCCCCACCGGGCCCGACGTGATGCTCTGGCTGGACCCCAACGTCCCGTTGTCAAAGGCGAACTTCACCCCAAGTGTCTCGGTAGAGGTCAGGTCATCGGCCCGGTAGCGGCCCTTGAACCAACCCTTCAGAAGCACGCTCACGCCGCCGTCGTACCAGCTCGTCGTGACGGTGCCGCCGGAGAAGAACGTGGCCGCAGTCTGCACGTCCGGGTTCTCCGAGATGTAGTTCAGGTACAGCGCCTCGGAGTCGTTGGAAGTGCCATTGTCCCGAGCGAAGTGCAGGCGGTTGATGCCGTCCGTCTCGCTGGAGTAGCCGCCGCCGAAGGACTGTCGATTGGCCGTGGTGTTACGCCCCATCTTGGCCCTCCATCCAGAGGTATCACCGCGCCGCAGAACGTTGAGGTTCCCGATATAGATCACCTGGTTCCGGTCAGCCGCCAGTCCGCCCTTGCCAATAGCGACTTCACCCAAGGTGTTATCGTAGGACACCCACTGGATGTCGCCTAATTGCTCCAGCGGCACACCGTCGTCGATACCCTCTGGGCCGAGCGCCGTGAAGACAAAGACGCCGTTCTCCCACCTGCCGAAAAAGAGTTGCGGCCCGTCCGTGAAGAGAAGGCCGTCTGCCGCCTTGACAAGCGTCCCGCTGAACGAAGACTGAGGGTGCTGGAACGACACCACCTGCTCGAACGTCTCGGCGCTGATGTCAACGTGTATGAGTCCCTCGGCAGTGCCTAACCAGTAGTCCAGCACAGGCGTGATGGTGCCGTCACCATACATGACGGCGGCGTTACCGACCACCGGAGCGCGGGAGGACAGGATGGTAGGGTTCGCAGTGAAGCCGTTCCAGTCCACGCCACCATTACCGGTGGGCGATTCCCTGATGCTGATAGTGTCGGTACCATCCCAAGTGGCGCAATACATAAGGTCCCCATCTGTCTTCAGGCCGTAGGGCGTGTCGTTGCCCATACCATTGCTCGTAGCTGAGGTAGAGAGCCCGTCAGCAGTCCAAGCGGTTGTAGAGCCAACGTCAGACCTTACGATCTTTATGACGGCACTGCCTGATGCAGCATTAGTCGTTAGGGTTCCTATGAGTGCTTGGTAGGTTCTGCCAACGTGCGCCGTCATGCTGGAGACTATATGCGTGCCAGTCGCGGCACCGCCGCCACCATCGTCGTTAATGTCGTCTTTGGTGGTAGTATCGGCCCAGTTCGCGCCATCAAAGTAGAGACAGGCTTCATCAGCGGTGACTACCGTTGACGTACCCTTGCCGAACATAAAGAGGTCGCCATTGAGTTGCTCGAAGCCGTGGAACTGGACAGCCGCAACCTCTCCGGGGAAGGTGGTGCTGGTGATGAGCCTAGGGGGATAGATGCCGCTGGGGAAACGGGCATCAGCCTCCATGTCCCAAACCCGATCTTCCTGGTAGGTGCGGAGGAGCCCGATACCCAAGGGGGAAGTCTGCGAGATGATGTTGACGGGGGTGTAGGTCTTCTCGGAAGGCTCCCCGGACTCAGGCGATGGGTCGGGGAACCCTTTGGGGCTGAAGGGCTCTCGCAGGATGTAGCCGTCGACCGGGTACTTCTGGGAGTCGAGCGTGATGAGGCCCATGAGAGCTATCCTCTCACGCGCATTGTTCCGGCTTCTCTCCGATTGGCCTGACTTCTCAGGCTGTGCTCCGCCTCTACAGCGTACCGGTCGTAGAGCGACACCCAGAACCGGCTCTCGTCGCTGCCTCCGTGCATCCGCGTTGAGGCGATGTCCGCCACGGCCCGGGCCACCACGTACTGGTGGGGCCGCTCGATGTTGGTCGCCGCCGCCATCGTGTCCGTGCGATAGCCCTGGCCCTGGAGCAGCAGGTGGCGGTCCTTCACGAGGATCCCAAGGCTGTTCGCATCCCCCACCAAGTGTTCGCCGGTCGACTGGGGATCGAAGGAGATATAGGGGTGGCCATCGGAGTGACGCCGATGGAACCACATCTCCCGCGGTACGGTCTGGTCGAAAACCCCCTCCGTCCCACTCTCTACCCTCAACTCCTTGAGGTAGGTGAACGGCGCCGGGATGCGGAGGTCATAGGAGAAGGCGGCGGGGGTAATCCGAGCATCATCAAAGTAAGCCGTGACGGCGCCGCCAGAGCTGATGTAGCACTCCAGCGCGAGCTTTATAGGAGCCGCGTTGACCGTGAAGGTGCCGGTGAGTTCCTGCCACCCAGCCGTCCCGGTGTGATCCGAGGAGTCGGCGTCCGTGATGGTGGTGACACCGTCTTGGAGCCGGATGCGAACGCGGTCGGCCGTGGTGGTGTAGACCCAGCACTTGATCGTGATGGACTTGCTGGCGTAGAGGGCCCAGTTCGGTATCAGCCGTTCAAAGTAAGCCTCGTTACTCCCATCGCTGACGAGCTTGCCTGAGTATTGGGTATAGACGCTGCTGTTCCGAGCGAACGTCGCCTCCCTGGTCCCCGTGGCACCGGTGCCGCGGACGGCCCAACCGTCGGAGCCAAAGATGAAACTGCCCGCGGAGACGGCCGAACCGCTATCCCAGTATTCAAAGTGGCCGTTGTCGATCAGGTTGCCGATGCGTAGGGAGGCATCGGTTAGCGGCGGGTGAAGGACCTGGGACGCCTGCCGGATCGCCTCCCTGACGACCCGCTCGATGTAGGACGGGCGAAACCCTCGGACAATGATGAGGTTGGATGTACTGTCAGGGGTAGTGGTCCAATTTGGAACGGTTGTGGCAACCCGAGTGCTGCCGACGTAGTCGGAGATGAATCTCTCTTGGCCAGCGCCGGTGTCTTTGTAGATATAGGCCCAGAGGTCGTTGTAATGGTCGTTGTTGCCCGATATGGCCTCGATAGGCACGTTGCCAAGGGTGACGCTGCCAGACGCCCCAGCGGTGGCCTCGGTGTCCTCCACGAGCGCGTTGGGCAGCCGGTCGGCCACATCTCGAACAGCCTCCCCCAGCGTCTTGGCTATCTGCGTCGTGGCCAAGGGTTACTCCTCTCCAACTACCGGCCTCTCAGGCTCTCGACCTACTTCCTGGACAGGAATGAGCACTCCTTCAGGCGTTAGCTCTACCGATGCTCCAGCGGCAACGCCGATCTCCGAGAGCACCGCAACGAGTCGCGCCTGAGCGTTATTCACCTCGGCCTGACACGCCTGGAGAGCGATACCCTGAGATACCGTGAGCTTGATAGCTCCTTCGGGTAGTTCTGCTATACCGTTCCCAGGTGCACCTTTACGCTGTGCTCTGTTTGTCACTAGGATATATCCTCCAGTTTTCGCGCGTCTACAATGGCTCCTGCAATGTCCGCCTGGTTCTCCGTGCGGTAGGCTGCCTTCTCTGCTACTGAAAGCGCGGGCTGTCCCAACCCCAGACGGTTCACATCTTCACTTGCCAGTTCCGCCTCTATATCTTCTACTCCCTTCACAATAATAGTGACCTTCTTAGCTGGATTGGTTTCTTTCCGCATCACGGACTTCCCCCTAACACAAGAGGGGTTTTTCCCCATAGCACAGGCAGGGCAGGTTCCTGCAGCAACCCTCGGAAAATGCAGGGCCATCGCCGCTGCATCGGCAGGGTCAAAGTCCTGACTGTAATCGCAACTCGGGCAGCGCCAGCTCCTGATTTTAATGATCGTCTTTGGCATCATTCAACCTCTATTCTGAATCCCACATGGCGTTCAGTTGCAATACCTCCATGAATCTGTCCGTCGTTGTTCCAGAGTCATTTACTATTCCCGCGTCCCATATGTGGTTAGGCGAAGCCGAGCCCTGTAGGTTTGTTGTGTGGGTAGCTACAAGCACGTTATTGACATAGAACTTAACGTTGGTCGTTCCTGTCTGGATAGCCCTGAAAACATTCAGGTTCGTGATCGTAATACCAGAAGAAATGTCGGTAGTCGTTTGGCTGCTGCTGTTGGCGTTACTCGCGTCAAGAACTGTAGTGTCGAGAATAAACCCAAAATGTCTGACTGTCATTGCCCCTGCTGCGTCGGGAACGGTGCCATTTGTGTCAAAACATACGTAAGAGACAAACCCAGTGCTAGTCTCGTTGGACATGATTGCCACGAAATGAATCTCGGGGTTTTCCGCCCAAATAGCCAACGTATAGGCGGTTCCTCCCAAGATCAACTTAGACCGCGACCCATCGGTAGTCCCCGTATTGAATTTGAGTCCATTTGCTGCAAGCGCCTGCCCCCCCGAGCCAGTGTTGCTCTGCTGATACTTGTGGGCTCCAGTTCCGTGACTATCCAAGGACTCAAACGGAGTAGACAGCACAAATCTTGGCGTTCCTCCGCCTCCAGCAGCCTGCATCGTTGGCGCTGCTCCAGCCCCGTTACTGGTAAGGACTTCACCATCGTCGCCAACAGCGACAGCAGCAGCGACTCCACTAGCGTTCCAGGTTATAAGTTCGCCATCGGTACCGTTGGCAAGGGCGGTGATGGGGATGCCGGTCACGTTGGTCATAACACCGGACGCGGGTGTGCCCAAAGTCGGGGTTACAAATACCGGTGAGGTAGCACGGGCCAAACCACCTGACCCAGTTGCCGTAGCACCGCCAATGGTATTCACCATCGCAGCAACTGTTGTGTCATCCAGGACAGTACGAGCAGCCGCCGTGATCGTTGTAGTTTCCGGCACCCCTGTTGATGCCGTAACCCTGCCGATAAACAGGTCCTGGCCAAGGTTGGCCATCTTCGCCAGGGTTACAGCAGCATCGACTAGCCCGGCAGTCGGCAACCCAGTCACATTGGTCATAACTCCGGACGCGGGTGTGCCCAGAGCAGGCGCCACGAAGGTTTTATTCGTAAGCGTGTCCGTAGTTGCTTTACCAACAAGAGTATCTGTCGCATCCGGCAGAGTAATTGCTCTTGTTCCAGATGTAGACGCTCCAGTTAGTTTGAAGTTATTTGTCCCAGGCGAACCAGAGGAGCCAGATATGAATATTTCCTTGAACGGCAACGAACCAGATCCGAAATCATCAGCAGCAGCAGCGTCAGGAAGAAGCGGAAGGTTTATAGCAACAGAAGCTAGGTTAGATAACGCAGGGTTTGCGCCAGCAGTAGGTATACGAATAATCGTGGCGGTCATACTGGTTGGCCTCTTTTCATGGCGGAGAACAGTGTATAACTAAACTAGTTGATTTTCTTCTCGTATTGCACGAACACGGCAGCGTCGGTGGCGGTCGCCTCGATCATCTTGAGGTTCCTCATCTCCTGCGTATTCGTGAGAATAAGCAGGTCCCCCACGTTGAGCTTGACGCCCGTAGACTCGTCGGTAGCCGTAGGCGCAGTCCCGTTGATCGTGTAGAGGATGGCGGCGGTGCGAACCTGAATCGTTGCGCGACCGCCCGTTCGACCACCATTGGTAGCATACTCGGCGGGCAAGGTGAGGGTTCTCGCGGTGGCATCGACAGCGATGCTCTCGTCTGCATCGGTGCTGATAATAGGTCCATACTGCGGCATTGGCTATCACCTCCTGCTCTGTTTCAGTGACGGTTATCCGGCTGTCAGCTTCTTAGAAAGGTCGGGCTAGACTGAAGGAGTCTCCCCTTCCACTCCCCCTCATGTAGGCGATGAGTACGGTTACGTCACTCCCATCGTCCGAGATGATCTTCGCTAGGTGCTGATTATGGGCCAGTTGACCAATCTCGTTCGCCGGGACCGCATGGCCAAATGACGAGGTGGGGGTTCCCGTGGGATGCCAGTGGAGGTCGTCCCCAGTGGGACAGTAGAAGAGGATCTCGCCGGTGTTCTGAGGAATGGTGCCCCCAGCGGCCGCGATGCCCTCGGCAGACGCCCCCATCGCCAGCGACTCTATGGCGATGATGGAGAATCGGGTCTTTGCTTTCGTCGCGGGTCTGTCGTTAGCCATGCGTCAACCTCCTAAGTGGTCGTTCGGATTGTGTCTTTTACGGGGATACCATAGGTCTCGCAGAAGTTCCGCACGGTCCCGAAGGGCCCCAGCGAACCGTTTGCCCAGCCGCGATGGGAGAACGCCATGCGCACCGCCTTGGCCCGGCGCTCTGGGCTGTTCTTCACGTCCTGGACGGGGCTGCGTAGGTCATGGTCAAGATCGTCGACGGGAACCTTGGCGGGGACTTCTTCCATTATCACGTTAGCTACCTCAGCCGGTACGGTCTCTGTGATAATCGGTGCAGCAGCAGCCGACTCAGGAGGCACAGAAGCGGCCCATTCCTTGTGCTGCTTGCCGTTCTCGTGAAATGTCTTCCCGCGTGAGGTTATCTCTTTTCCACAACCACAAAGCATATCGCCCCTTCTATCTCCTAACTACCATCTCGGCTCTTTGCCGACAAAAGCCTCACGGACGCCGGCCGGCACCCGCTCATACACACCATCCGGATCCGCGATTGGCGTCACTGCCGACGCAGACGCTAGGAGACTCACCTGCCGAGGCGAGCTCCGGTTGTTTGCCATATAGGCCGTCACCCTGGACCTGACATCCTCCGGGCCTAGACCGTATTCTCGGCACCACTCCAGGGCACCGGCCAGGGTCCCGATCACGCCGTCGATGAGGGGCCCGATGTGGGGGCTACGCCTCCCCTGGCGCACCGTGGGGGCCTTACCGATCTTCAGCGCACCATTGAGCGTTGCGTACCCAGCCTGACTCCCAGGCCCCAAGAGCGCGATGTCCCTGCGGTTATCCCAGTCCGCATAGTCAAAGGTGATCTGTTTCGCATCAGCCATTACGGTAGTCCTCCTTGGTCACCACGGACTCGTAGAGCCACCGGAGCCAGATGGGAGCACGTTTCAGGAACCCACGCTTCTGCCTGTGGATCTGCCCCACGTTATTCGACAGGAACGTCGACATGCCGAAGCTGGGGTCCCTGGCCAGTTTGCCCTTGCTGGAAACGCCATTCACCAGACCATCGCGGGTCAAGGCGATGTGGACCCGATCAACGAGGTCATGCCACTTCTCCACGCTCCAGTCATCGCCAGCGATGTGAAGCGTCTTGGTCGACTTGGTGATACCGAACTCCTGACCGCCAACTTTGAAGTTTCGGAGGGAGTAAGTGTCAATCTCTGGCACGGGACAACCTCCCGGTTTCCATGATCTCCTTCACCTCTCGCCACCGGGAGCTCCGTGGATCCGGGCGATCATACATCTCCTTCGGCACCACGACTTGGAAATCCCCCCGCTTCCATCCATCCTGATCGTAGTTCCACGAGGAGGCCCGAATGTAGTCGTTCCCATATTGAGGACAGGTTATGTGCCAGCCCGGGAAGGGGAACTGCGGGCCATCCTCGGCGACGACAATAGGCCAGGAGAACGCTTCAGCCGAAACGTCCACGTCCCCCTGCCTGTTGTCGTCGGCTAATGTCATGGCTCACTCAGAACCTAGACTACGAGAAACACACTCTGGCCAGTCAAGACGATCGGGTCGTCACCGCCCGAGCCTTCAGCGGCCTTGTTGATAACGACTCCAACGATGTTTCCAGGCTCGATGATGCCGGACGCATCGAACGCGGCAGAGACATCCGCGTTCGCCAGGTCGTTGGCTGCAACGGCCAGCGAGGCGGCAGTGATGCCGTCCGTGGTCGCGGAAGTTGTCTCGTCGTCAACGCCCGCCGAAACGTCGATGGTGTAGGTATCGCTGGTATCCAGAAGGGTCCCCGTCCCGCACCACCAGAAGTACGAGAATTTGTGCTCCACGACGTTCTGGGGCACCATGAAGGAGTAGCCCACAATGCCGTTGCTCGCGTCCTGGAGAACGGTCCCGATGAAGTCGTTGTCCTTGTCGTAGGCAACCGCCGAACCTCCCTGGAGGAACACCCATTGCACGGTGATCTCGTGGGGGATGCGGATCTGAACGTGGACGAGCGAGGTCGAAAGGGCGAACCCGACCACCTGCATCAGGTTGTTAGCGCCGGTCGGGCGGGTCGCCGTGACGGATCCGGCAGTCGTCGAGAGGTACTGCTCGGCGCCCTGAGTGTACGGAGCGTCGATGTCCTCGATGACGCCGCCGGTGCAGAGGGTCCCAGTCTCGCCGGAAGCGAAGGAGTGTGTCACCATCGCCTCGGAGAACTTGGTGTTGTCATCGGCGTCGGCAAGCTCCCAGTCGGTCCCGTCGAAGTAGACCATGTCCCCAGCCGTCACGGCAGTTGAGCCGATAAGGCCGGTAAAGACGTTTTGTGCAGACCGTACCTGCGCGTCAGAAGCCATTACGGTAGTCCTCCTTGGTGAGTGCGATTAAGGATTTCCGCAGAAGTCGGTACATTTTGCTTGCTCTCCTTGCGCCCCGGGGGTAACGAGCCGCACCGGTCACGCTGATTGGTTCGGTTCAAGCGTTTGCGTCGATCCCGCCCAGAGCGGAAACCGCCTTGGCGGAATAGGTGATGGCTTGGAGGTAGACCACGATCCGATACAGGTTCTCGTTCTTGCTCTCCTTGATGCCGATGGTCTGGATGTCCGGCTGCAACACCGTACCGTTATGGATGATGGTGTAGCCCTGGTTGGCCCGGCCCAGCCGCACGGCGAAGATGCTGGTGGCCGTGCTGGAGGCCCAGGTGGACGAGTCGTTGTACTCCTCGGAGTTGGTGATGAAGTCCTCGATCACAATGGGGATGCCACTGTACCGAGAGACTTGCTGACCGAACTCATTGATCTCGGTAGTCAGGATGCCGGAACCAGACGCCCGGGAGAGGGAGGTCAACTTCCTCCGCATCCGCTTGTTCATGATGAGGATTTGAGGTCCACCGAACTCGACCTCATCAATCATGGCATCCAAGCGGTCCAGGGTAAGTTCTGTCTCAGCCACCCCAGGCCCATCGACGACGCCGTCGTCCATCGCCATCATGCGGGTCTCGGAGCGGACCAAAGAGTCCAACCCTTCCCACTGGGTAGTGGTGGACTCAGGCTCTCCAGTGATCGTCAGGTCGGCGATCTTGCGACCGATGGACTTCGACATGGAGGAGAAGAGCGCGGCTTCCTGAGACTGGACGTTCCCCCTGGTCATCATGACGAACCGGTCGAGGGGGCTCTGCACGTAGATTTCAGTAAGCGAAGCGGTCTTCTTCGTGAAGGTCGGCTCGGTGTCCGTCAACAAGGAACCGACAGCGAACGTGGCCGCGGTCGGCAGGACGTTCTCCCGGTTGTAGACCAAGGAGTTGCCCTCGAATGACTCGAACTGGAGATGTCGGGCGAGCTGGCTCTCCGTCACGACATTCTCGAAGATGCCCGCCACGACCTCATCGTTGGCGAGTTTCGCGTATTCTGAAAGGGTAGGAATGGTGGTCTCCTTTAGGCAGCGATCCGATGCCGCGCCCGATGTGGTATGACTGGACACCCTTGCCGCCTTCGCAGGGCATCAGCTCGGGTACGATTACATACCCGACAATGGCGCGACACGTTATTTTTAAGACAAGTGTTTACGGTTGTGTACTCATGCCCATACGGGCAATGAGTCTTCTCCCGCTGCCAACTTGCAACTTCTCCACGCCGAACATTAACGACGTGCAGGACAGCTTCAAGATGGTGCGGGTTTACACAGGCATGGTTACGGCAAAGATGGTCGATCTCCTGTCCGTTTGGAATGGGACCGCAGAAGAACTCATACGCTGCGGAATGAGCGCCTCGGCGTATTCCACCGACAGTAAACCGGCCATAGCCATTTCGCTCCAGATAGCCAGTCCAGGCCCAGCAACCATTGGGTGCTAGGAGAACTCTCTTCATGAAGCGATCCACTGCCTGCATGGCTACCTCGTCGACGGCTCCAGGTGCTCCCACTTGGGGTTATTATTCAACCCGTGCTCGATCTTGGCCTCTGGAGAGAGATTGCGCCAAGGCTCGTCGGAGGCGCCCCCTTGACCGCCAGAGGCCATGCGGCCCCCGCCGCTCTTGAGGCGAGCGTTCTCCGCCTTGAGGTCAGCGTTCTCTTTAGCGGTCGCCATGGACTCGGCCAGGTCTGCGATCTTCTCCGGTACGCGCTCCGCTTCAGGTAGCTCACCGAACGCCTTACGGAGATCGGCCTCGTCCACCTTCAACGAAATGACGGCCCGTTCGATCTTGAGGTCCACCCGCTCGGCTTGCATGGCAGCGCGACCAGCCTCTTGCTCCTTACGGAGTTTGGTGGCATCGTCATCTTCGCCATACTTCTCTCTCGCAGCCGATAGGTCGCCCTGCTGTTTCAAAGCAGACTTAGCGTCCTCGGCTTCCTTCTTGGCCGTAGCCACCTCTTTGTCCTTTTCCGAGCGCAGGTTATCCAAGTCGGTCTCTGGAACCATCTTCGGCTCTGTTTTTTGCTGCGTCACTTTGATCTCCTCTCTTGAAATCCTTGCAGGGGCATCGGCTAGGCCAAATCCCCGCTCGGGCATCCAAGCCAACAAAAAAGCCCACCTCAGCGCATCCGCGCCGTAAGCGGGCATCCACCCAAACCGCTATTCGGTTGTCGCGTCTACAGCATTGTATCACGCCTTACAACTCTCGACCCTTTGTCAAGGGATGCCAACTTGTGTGCCCTTTTCTACAGATAGCCTTGACCCCATCTTTCTGAGGGAGAAACGCAACACCCTCTTCGGCCCGGAGGGTCAACTCTCCGTTCACATAGGTCCCCACACGGATGCCACAGCCATCGCATTTGGCCTTGTCCTTGTCATCTACGATAGAGACCACCACGTCATCGCCCTCTGATCGGCGTGAGGCCGTACCAAGTAACAAGCGCGTCATCAATCTCCCGCTCATTTAACCGAAGCAGCTTTTTCCTCTGGGTGATCCGTTTCTCGATGAGGCGCACCTCCGGGTTACGGCGGGCGAAGTCCTTGGCCTTCGCCTCGTTCACGGCCCGCAGGTTCTGATATTTCTGGAAGATCAGGTAGAGTTCTGAGTTGTCCCCCACGACCTGCTTCCACGTTTCCCAATAGATCCGGAGGGTCTCCCTCGCTTTGGTCAACTCTCGCTCTAGTGGGGTCTTATAGAACTCCACGAGCCGGTCAATATCATCGGCGATAGCTTTTGTCACGCCACTGATCGCCTTGGCCTTGGCCAGCTCCCGGGCATCCCAGTCGAACTCACCAGTCAACTCGTTCTCGAAGTTCTTCAGGTCCACCGCCTCGAAATACTGCTGGATGGCGAGTTCGTCGGGCTCTGGCTCAGAGAGTTTGAGCTCGTTGAACGGGCTATCCTCCTCCAGTTGAGCCCAGAGCACGCCGAACTTCTTGTAGTGCCCAGCCAACCGCCGGCGAAACTCGCTCTTGGAGATGATTCCGCGATTGACCCGGTCCTCATCCTTCTCGATGTCCTCGATACGCTCCTCAATGATGTCACGCTGCTTGACCCGGTGAATGGAGATCCGCCGGTTCATGGGCTGGCCCCGGTCTTCCCCCATGGCGAGCTCAAACTCGAGCCGCTCCCTCACCAAAGGGTCGTTATTCACCTCCTGGCGGTCAGCAACCGATGTAAGGTCCTCGTAGTCCACCCCATACATCTCGTTGGAGGTGAGGTCACGCTGCACGTTTGTCTCCTCCCACGGCTGGATAGGGTAGATGTTGAGCCCCGCCATCTCCAGTGGGAGTGTCCCCCAGCCGGACCGCGGGTTGCCCAACAGCCGGCCTTCGACGGAGAACGGGAGTAATGCTTCAGTGACCTGGCGGGGAATAGACGCCCAGGTGTTCGTGTCCTCCCCAATATAGTTGCGACCCTGGAGTACATCCCAGCCAATCGACCCCAGCGGAGACAATCTCCCGCGCCCGAACCGCGCAAGGTCACTTCCTGCCTCCATGATGCTGCGCCCCACGCGGTCGTCCGCATCGCCGTCGATGTTACCGGTCAACACGTCCCCGCCGAGAGAGGCGATGTTCGTCGTGATGTTCGCTATAGTCTTCATCATGGTGCGCAGGATTCCGCCCACGCCAATGTGCTCGCCGCCAATCATTATGCTCAAGAAGTTGGGGTTGGTGGGGTTCAATCCCTCTAGGATCTCATCGTTGTCCTTTCCCAGCGTCTTAGAAACGCCGACGTAGGTCCCTATGCCCACCATACCGAGCTTGGCCAGGGACCGGCGGGCCCGGCTCCCGGCATACCCACCACGGAAAATATCGGCCATGAGCCCGATGTAGGAGCGGGTGTAACGCGGGGAGAACATGAGCCAGCCGCGCTCGAAGAGGCGCTGGTTAATCCCGATGCCCAGTCCTCTCGTGCTCAGAACTCCGGTCGATTTGTTAATGAACTGGGCAAGATCTCGGAGGCCCTGAGGTCCATACTTACTAATATCCGTCATGAGGCCCTTCTCAGCAAGGAATCTCTTGCCGGAGCCGATCACCCCTCTTTGTCTCCCCATGCCATCCTCGAGCGCCTCCCACCATAGGGTCCTGATTGTGTCGCCGTAGGTATCGAAGGCGTTGCCGAATCGTCGGAACACTGGCGCCACGGGGAGCTTCGCCATGATCCCCGTCTTGGCCGACTCGAAAATATCGTTGGATGCGAAGTGGACGCCGTTGCGCATGGCCCTCTGGATCGACTCCGCATGGGCCACTCGGAATGTAGACCCAATGGATGGGTCCAGAAGGGACGCGAGATGGATGAGCGTCGCCTTGGCCCAGCGGGCCGGGTTATCCCCAAAGGCCACTAGGCCCTGGATCATGGGAGCGGACCAGTCCGCAGTCGCCTGGGCCGTCACGAAGAACCCTGAAATCTCCGCGGTGACATCGAGGAACCGGTTGGACTGCTCATTCATAACGGCCATGAGCTCCGAGGATATAGGGACGCCGTTCATGTCCACAGTGGGGAAGAGGTTCTTCGACCCGAAGATAGGGGCGCTCACTACCTCCCACCCGTTGCGCACTCTCCCGGCAGCCATGTCCGCCAGATGTTGCTTCAGGGCGGCTCTGGCAGACCAGCTAGCGTCCTTCGCCTGCCCCTTCGCCGTATCAATCTTCGCCGCGATCACCTTGCCCTCGTTGCGGAGTTGCAGGGAAATCGGGCGCTTGATCTCTGTGGCGATTCTGCGGAGGTCAGACATACTCTCCCCAACATCCGACTTCACCGCCCTCAGCCGTGCAATAACCTCGTCCTTGCTCCTCGTGACACCCTGAGAGAGATCTCGACTCAATGTGGCCAACTCCCCCAGCGCACCTTGGAAGTCCCTCACAGCGGATGTCTGGACGCCCCTGCTCCCCTTCATGGTTTCCCGCAGCCCGTTGAGGAGGGCGTGCATCAGACTCTTGGCCTGACTGCCTTCGTCCAGCCCTGAGGCACGAAGGTAGGCGCGGACATCGCTGCTGCTGACGCCGTCACCAAGAGCCTTAACGAGATTCTCCACTGTCATAATATCGGCCCTGCTGACGTCACGGTGCAGTTTGGCGATCTCCTGGGCCGTTTTGCCGGACTGGCGCACGATCTCAGCAGCCAGGGATCTCTGCGCCACCGTCAGCCTGGTCGAGAGTGTGCCAGACTCCATGAGGGCCAGCTTGTTCAACGCCCGAAGCTCGGTTCGGACCAACCGGCCGAGTTGGGTGGCCGAGAGGGATACATCATCCTTTGCCTGTCTCATCAGACGGTCAACTCCATTGCCAATGGTCCGGATCTCCGCGATGAGGTCATCCCGGCCTCCGATGGCCAGGGAGCGCATCGCTTCGAGTTCTCCAGCGAGTTGTGGGAGATGGATGCGCAGCGCCTGGATGCTCTTCTTAGGCACGCGCTCGCCGCGGATCATGATTCGCTTCAGGAGACCCTCTGCGATAATCGTGGCCCTCATTACAGCCTGGGAGTCCAACACCTTCTTCCGCACGACCTGGCTCGCAAGCTGCAATGGAGATCTGCCATACGGCGCCACAATGTTCTTGAACCGCTGGTCTGCAACGGCACGGAAAATAGAACGGATATAGGTATCGAGCGTCGTGAGAGGGCCGGAGTATTCTACCCCGTGCATCATGCCGGTTAGGATGTCATCCTTGTAGAAGCGGGCCTTCTGGAAGCCCTGGAGACCCCCGATACGGCCCTGGCGGGCTGCGTTCAGTTCGACCTCGGCGATATCCGTGACCCAGCGGGGGATATACTTGCGTCCCACTTCCAACTGAAGCCACTCGCTGATGTTGACCCCCTCGGCCTCGGCCATCACCCGGAGTTCGTCGATCATGCCCGTGATCTCCTCACGCAGGCGTGCGAGCTCCGGCGTGAGCGTATAGCGCGTCTCCCCGAACTCCAGGACGTCGTGCCATGCCCGCCCAAACCCCTCTTCTTTCGGGACAGCCGCCGTCGCCTCGTCCACAAATCTGGTCACCACCGTACCGGGGATCTCCCCAGGCGCCTCCACCGCCATTCGTTGCAGCCCCATAATCTTCTTCGTGTCCCCCAGAACCCTCACGCGGTCCATGAGGGAGACAGCAACGTCATCCCCATAGTCGATGATCCACAACCTGGCGATTTGGGCTCGACGCACAGGGCCATCGACTAACGCAGAGGGGTTGATTATGTCGATGCCCTTGGCAAGGGGTCTGACTTGGCCTACCTGCCACTCCGCGGCCTTACGTGCGACCCGGCGGTACATGTCGTCAGCCCCCTGGTCACTAATGCCCAGACCGTTGAGAATATCCTGGCTCCTGCCGGGGCGCACAAGCCGTGGACCGTTGATCTTCGGCAGACCATTGGCGCGGATTCTCCTGCTGGCGGGGTCCAGGATGCTCGTGATGGTTCGGGCTGCCGCGCCGGCCGGGCGGGCGATTAGATTCGAAACCACTTTCCCAGGAGGCGATGCGAGCGCCCTACTACTCATGTTGATAATGGGCTTCGCGGTGCTCCTCACGACGGGGGCGATGGCTTTGATAATGGGCTTCACTGGGGCGCCAACGGCCCGGCCCGCACCGCGGACGGCCACATCGGATGCCTGGAACAAGGCACGGTCAAGAGCCGTGATAATCCGGGGCCCCCTCGTTACGAGACCGGTGCCAATGAGGTTGGATGGCCGAAATAACTCCGCCGCCCACCGTCGCCATTGAGCCGGGAGATCGTCGTACTGGGCTCGAAAGTTTGGGATGTTCAATTTAAAGGCTAGGGGATTCAGCGATGGATGTGGAGCACTCCGAGACTTCAGTTCCCTCCCACGAGCCATATCTACTAAGTCTTCAACAATCCCGGTGGGGGTTCCCACGAGCAGGCCGGCCATCGGCTCGGCGATTAAGGGAAGCTCCAGATTGTAGAGGCTCTTGAGCCCACGGCCAATCATGGAAAAGCCATCCCGAGACGGCCTAGCCATGGTTCCGAGGTCGGCGTCCAGCGTATTGACAAAGGATGCCAGATTCCCGCCTTGGCTATGCTTGGCAAAGAGCTGTGTCAGGACAGGCAGGCGCTGTGAAGAGTGCAGTTTCAGGAGCGCATCAACCCATGGTTCCCCACGAGCTAACCTTGTCCTAGCTCCAACCTCCGGCGGACCGCCAAGGGATAGATATTGCTCGAAGGAGCTGAGTGGTCGCGTTGGAGCCTTGGGCCTAGAGAAGAAGTTGCTGAAGAAGTCCTGGCTCGTTTGTCTCTCGGCCTGCCGTCCGGCAAGTCGTTCGGTCTCGGCCTTCTGGTTGAGGAAGGACTCCGTGAGGGAGATGCGAGAGGGGGGCGCAGGAGTGGAGGTAGGCCGGGGCGCATTTGAGGCGGTGGGGCCAGGGACGAGTCCAGGGAGGTCCGTCCTCGGTGTCGTCATCTCCTGAATCTCCTGATGCCACGACCGATGCGTTGGCCGATTCTAGTTGGCTCGGGCTGGGGGATGGATGAGGCCATCCTGTCCCGTAGCGCCTGCTCCGCCCGCTCCTTCTCCTCGTCGTTGATAAACAGGGAAGGGATCTCTCCGCGCTTTAACATCCCGAGGCGTTCTGTCGTCTTCTCTGTGGTAAACTGTAACTCCTCGGCTCTACCACGCAACTCCCCCTCGGCCGCAATCCGCTTCTCCTCCTCATCGGACAGGAAGGATTGGGCGCGTTTGAGCGCCTGTTGCGTGACCTCGATACCTGGCTCCCTAAGGTGTTCCTGTAACCTATCAAAGAGTGCCTGGAACTCATCCTGATGCTTGGCGGTCGCCCCGCCCTCTGGCGGGTTCATGACGTCCCAGCCAAGCGCCCGGCTGAACAGAACGGAGTTACGGGCGACGTCAAGGGCCGTATTGACTGGATCACCAGTGGGGAATCCGGCCAACTCCCTTAGGGCTGTGGCGGGGATGTCCTTATCCCAGAAGCCGAAGGCACCTATAGCGGGCCGGAGTTGCTCCTTGGCCAGTTGAACCCGGTCAAGTTGGGCCATCCCTTCCACATGGGCGACGAGCGCGGCCTGATCGAGCCGGAAGCGTAGTTCCTCGTCCGCCTCTTGTTCGTCGATGTCCATGAGCAAGATCTGCGTGTTCTCAAGGCCCGGCACGGGGTTGGCTGCCCGGCCACCGCTCAACACCACATCACGGTCACCGGAGAAGAACTGCTCTAGGGTCAGACGGAACTCTACTGGAGAAGCTGCGAAGTCGTCGAGATATTGGGGCAGCAGGCTGCCCTGCGCCTTGTCCAAGAGCTCCAGCCGTGACTCTAGCCGTCTACGCTCATCGAGGTCACTGGTCTGGAGAAGCTGCTTCCGAATAGGCGTGAGGTAACTGGCCTCGTACTCATCGTTGAACTTCTTGGTGCGCTCGACGTCGATGGCGGCGCTCACCCGATCTCGCTCCCGGCGCTGGATCATGAACCAGTAAGGCTCAAGGGCCTGGATGTCCGTCGTGAAGCCCGTCTCCCCCCTGAGTATCTCGGTAACCCCCGGTTCGTTGAGGAAGTCCTCCGCTGAACCATCTGGGTTAGCCACCTTCCACGACCCGAACTCTTCGGCGAGCGGGTTCATGGCCAGAGCGGCTGCGTCGTAGTTCTCGGTGGCTATAGTGAAGGCACGTTGCCTTTCCTCGGTGGTTACACCTTCCGCTATGTCGCCCACAAAGGATGCTTGCATGAGCTTGGCATTGAGTGGTCCGAGCACATTGGCTGAGTACGTCTCCTGGAACTCCACAGAGGAGATGGCAGCGGTAGGGCCGAGGGAACTTGCGGGCCTCTGGTACATCAAATGGTCAACGTAGACGGGATTGTCCGCGAAGAATTCATTCGGCCCGCTGCCGAACGTTTCCGGGGTGATGAAACGCCGATCCGTTATGGCATAATTGATATATTCTTCAAGGAGGCTGTTGGGTCCGGTATCCGCGATGATGTCATTGATGCCACCAATCCTCCGTTCTAGAATCTCCCGCTCACTAGACATCGTGGCGTCCCGGAGCATCTCCATTTGGGGGCCTACGAACTCCTCCATCATATATTGCCTGAACTGCATCCCCAAGAGATCCATATTTGCCTTTCGACGGGCCCTGATACCTTTCCCTTCGGTAGAAGTCTGCGTCACGTCTAGCAAGATGGCATCGAAGTTGTCCGACCAGATAGCTTCGTAGAATGACAGGCCGATCTGGCCAAGTTGCGCAAGGACAGGGTCGCGCAGACCCATCACATCGTTAAAGAGGCCGAGGTCGCCACCGGTCTCGCGTACCGCCCACTCCTCCCACATCTCCCACTCGACCACCGTGTCGTCCAGCTCCTTGCGGTGCTCTTTTCCTGCGCCTATGCTGAACCAGTGCGCGAACTCCGCACTGGTGAAGGGCGTATTATCGGCGTTGAGACCCTTGTAACCCTCGTCCTCTTTATCGCTCCTTCGAGCAGTTTCCTCCACCGATATGGAACCCTTGTAACGATTCCACAGGCTGTCGAACCCCTTCAGTAGAGTTTTGAGATCAGGGTCGTCGACACCAATGCGCCCCTCGTATTCACTGAGTAACCGCATTTCGGCGGCGTTCTTTTCCTGCGCCTCTGTAAATATAGTGGGCGCCTCTAGCTGCCACACTCCCTCCTGAGGGGCTACGCCCAGGACGGGGTAGCGTTCAACCATGACGTCCGTGGGACCGAACCTAACCTTTTCTTGACCAACAATCGCACGCCAGTCTTCTTCCCTACTCTTGCCAACATCAGCGAAGTCCATCGGGAAGTTGGTGGGCGCCTGAAACCCCGGGGGTCTCCCAGCCGATGCCGGCGGGAGATTGCCTCGGCCCACGGTAGCCTGTATGGAGCTGAGCGCCTGCAAGGCTTGCTCGGACAGCATATCGACGTCCAAGCGCCCTTGCTGGTAGTCCAAGATATCCATGCTGATTCGCTGCTGTTCCTCCGGCGGGAGGTTCGGGTATTTCTCCGCCACGAGGTTGGCGATGTACTGGAGGAACTCCTCCGAGTCGACGTTGCGCCCGTTGCCGTTACTCATCAGCCGCCACCATTCCGAGCGTTCTGGTTACCAGGCCTGGCCATCACTGGTCCTCTCGGCGGAGGTCTCCGCCCGCCTCTTGGGAAGAGGTCCTGGTTGCCGCCCGTCTGATCGTTGGGCAACACCCGCTGGTCGCTGCCCTGGTTTCTCTGCTGTGGCTGGTTCTGCCCGGCCTGCGCCTGAGACGCCTGTATCGCGGCCTGCTGCCGTACCATGTCGGCCTGAGCCCGGAACGCCCGGGCCTGGGAGAACTCCCCAGCCTCGTCCAGCCGGCCGGCCTTTTCCTCAAGGTTCATGGCCAGGATGGCCGACCCCTCCAACATTTGCATGGCTGCTGACTCGTCGAGGATCTGCAACGTCTCCGCCACCGGGTCCTCAACACTAGTCTCCTCCATGGCCCGCCGCTTGGAGTGAATACCGGCTTGGGCCAGCCGGGTCTCCTGGTCCACGATGGCCGAGCGGTCAATAGGCGTGTCGAGACGATGTTTCATCGTGATGTAGAACTGATCGGGGATGTCCGCCTCCGAATCGAACTCCTCGTGGATGAACCCGTCTAGGGCGTTCTTACGGAGGTTATGCCCAGTCAGCTTGACCGTGCCGCCGATCTTCTTCAGCTTGCGCACAATCTGCATCATGGCGGACTCACCCACCCTCCGGTAGGTGGCGCCGGCCCGGCCCAGCCGTAGGGTCGCCTTGTGCGCCAGGTCAACCTCCAGGAAGCCGGAGGCGAAGGAGGGCTGGTTAGAGCCGAAGAGAGCGTCCGGTATGGAGCCGCGCTGTATCGCAACGGATTGGCGCTCGGCCTCCAGCCGCACGTCGAAGGGGATGCTGGAACGTTGAATCTCCCTGAGGTCTTCCCCTTGTCTCGCGTGGAACACCCTAGACTCCCCCGCATCCAAATCCCCCTCTTCCACCAATCCCTGGGCATCCTGGGTGGTGTCGATGTAATGGGGGAACGTAATGTTGCGGGCCCGCTCTCGCAGAAGTGTAAACCATGTGTTGTTCTGCCGGATGAGGTCGCGGTTGGGAGCAAGAATAGACCGGCCCCAGTTGGCCCGATGCGTGTTGGTCATGCCCGAACCGGTCTCTCCGCTGCGGCCCGTCACGGCGCCGGTGAGGATCGGGATATGCTGCATGTATTCCGCCTCTTCGCGCTCGTCGAGAGCCAATTTACCCTCGATGACGAAGCTGTTCATCACGCGCTTACCTGGTGGCCTCCACCAATGGTCAACGACGGAGACCGCTTGCTCCAGATCGCCGTCGAACATGTCCGGTGACGTCTCGCCCTGCGCCTTAACGTGGGTCAGAGCATCTCCCAACGTAGTCTTGTAGCTCCGCACGACGGCGGAGAGCCCGATGGAGTCGAACTCCTGGAACACCGTTATGGGGTCCCAGAACTCGATGGTGAAGAACCGTTCCGTCCCGACCTCAATCACATCAGGAAAGATGGCGTACCAGCCGGAGACGATTTGCTCTGCCAGCATGAACCGCCACGGCTCCAGCCCGCGCCGCAGGAGGATCTCGTCGATCTGGGCATCTACCCCGTAGGTGAGGCGCTCCAGCTTGCTCCGCTTGTTATCGTCACTCAGCACGTTCGTCATGGGGACGACCCACTCGAACTGCTTGTTGGCCAGGGAGGCGACGGCCCAGTCCCAGTAGGCTTGGGGATGGTTGTCGATCACCTTCTGCACCTTGGGGGTGATCTTCTTATCCTTGAGGATCGACTCCATGGGGTCGAGGTCTCGCAGCTTCCGGTCAACCCCCATCATCTCCGTGCGGGTGAGCCAGAAACTCTTGAGCCGTTTCTCGGCGTCCAGGGCAGCCTTGATGACGACTTCTTTGCTAGGCATTATTCCACTCACTTGATTGAGTAAACCAGTTCGTAAACATAGCGCCAGCGGCAAAGCCGCCAGAAAAGATGAATAGGAACACGACCACTAGGTAAAAGTCACTAAACATAGACAGTGCTCTTCTTTCTTGGCATCCCCAGCCCTATCCTGCTGGCAGACCGGTTGTGGCAGGCCAGCATGAGCGCATCGGTACAGTCGTCGAACATCCCCTCTGGCGCGGACAGCTTGCCGTTCTTATCCGCCCGGTACGTCAGCATCTCGGAGATCGTGACCTGATCGTTGAGCGTGATGGAAAGCGCGGCGATTGCCTCGGAGGTTGTGGTGAATAACTCCCACTTGCGGGCCCTTGTCATGGAGTAGCCGCAGGACCGGTTGGGCTCGTGACGGAACAGGCGATGGGGCGGGTACTTCATCGCGTTCTCCAGCCCGTCGCAGATGCCGGCGCCGATCCCGTTGGCCTCTGGAATGAGATATGCGGGGTCGACGCCCCCCTTATAGGCGAATCCCAGCCCGTAGACCTTCTCGACCGTCTCGTTCGGCCGGTAGACCCCACGGAGGATGGCGACCTGCTGACCCGTCTGGTCGCACAACACCTGTGCGACGGTGCGGTTTGAGGATATCTCACCCTTTCCGCTGTCTATCCCAATGGTATAGGATCGGGACGCCATGGGGAGCTCGAAGATGCGGAGCCCATTGCCCTCTGGGGGAAGGTTCGGGGACCAGTCCAGGCCCGCCATCGTGCCGCGCCATTCCTCTGGGAGGTTAGCCTGCGGCGATGGGGCGCTGTTGTACATATCCTCCAACATGGTGACGGGGAACTGGATCATGGAGGTGGAGCGGAACGCCTCCATCGCGTCGTTGGGGTAGTATTGTCGGACGAGGTCGCCGTCCTCTACCTCGTGGAACCGGTAGAAGCGGAACTGGTCCAGGGTGACGCCGAACTCCCGCTGGAGCGCCTCTTCGCGCTCGTTCAGGACGAAGTCTCCCCGGATCTCTTGGGGCAGGTTGGAGTCACCCGGTGGGATCGTGGCGGTCTCCCGCATGTGCCATGGGAAGAACTGACATTTCCACGTCCCCTCCCGTTGACGTTGGATCCAGTCCTTGTGGAACTGGCCACCGACGCCTCTCGCGGTAGTTTCCTCCGTCACGAGCCCGTCAAACGGCACGGCCTGAAGAAGGTCGAGCCAGATCGCAGCGCCGCGTTCGGGGGCATACGCCGCCTCTGTCATGATGCCGTAGTGAATATCGTAGCCGAGACCGAAGGAGTCGTCCCGCAGCCCCCCGATGAACATGATGCTGCGCCCCTTGGGCCGACCGTCCGACGTGACGTGCTCAACCCTCAACTCGTTGCGCACCAGCTCGATCCGCACCCCAAGAGCCTGGGTCACCTCATCCGACACGGAGTTCACGAGGGGTTCGAGGAGCTGGCTCACAATACGCTGGGAGGATTGGCGGTCATCTGACGCCACTACAGTGTTGTAGTTGGCGTTGGCGAGGCTGTAGGTGAAGGCCGCGATGATCTCCGCGAGGGTCGAGCCTCCGCGGCGCATCTTGAGGCGCATCACGCGCCGATGGCCATGGATAACGCGGTCGTCGCGTATCGCCATCTCGACCCGGTTGGGTTTGAACGGCACAATCTGGCCCTCCATGTTGCGGACAGAGAGGAACGTCTGAGCAAATGGCAGCCAGTCCTTCTTTTCCCGAGCGGCCCAGATGCAATCGGCCAGAATCTCGTCGAAGGTGAGGGCGGGCTGCTCCGTCATCAGTTGCTCCAGTACCGGTAGGGCTCCTGGCAACAGACCGTGTAGCGCAGATCGTTCTGAGGAGGTGGGACGTACCTGCGGAAGAGGTCCTTCGCCATCTCTAGCATACCGTAGCAGGCGATCTTGTTCTCCAGAGGACCGTTGACATTGAGGTTCCCATGCTCATCAGGCGTGATGATGATTTCCACTTTGTTCATGGTCCCCTCCTTCTGCGATTGTAGCACGACTGGTAAAGCGTGAGGCCCCCGAGGGCGGTATGAACCCCCGGAGGCCCCGAAGAAAGGAGGCTGCTAGGGCTGATCAGAGACCCCAGCCAAGATACGCTCCCACTGCCAGCCAAGCGGCCTCCCCAAGTCCAGCGCCTTATCTAGCCCGAGCGTGATCATATGGGCATGAGCCTCCATCGTACCACCTTCCTGCGCAATATTCTCCATCACCACAGACCTCCTTTGCCCAATTCATCAGAATTTTTTCCGGGAAAATATCCGACGGGCCCTCGACCCCAGCAATCCGAGGGGGGTACCCCACGAATGAAGGCAGAGTGCCCCGGTGGCATCTTTGGGCACCCATATAATTCCCTCCCCCTGCCCGCCCTCGCGCCCATGCCCGCCGGCCCCCCCCGCGTTCCTTTGGTAGTGGTGCGACACAGTGCAGCCGGATCGAGAGAGGGTACTTGCCTGAGGCTGAGGGGCTACGCCCAGGACATGGTCGCCGGTGTGACAGGGTGTAAAAGTTCATATAAAAAGGGGGGGGTAGGTCAAGCTAATGGTGGGTTATGTTAAGCTTCCCACCACTCTCTCCCCTCTCATACTCTCCCCTCTCTCTCTACGTTGGGCCGTCAAGGTCGATCACTGCGTCGTCTCTTCTGTTGATTGTCTTGCGCATGTCGATGTATCTCTCTATGAATGTCAGAGACGTGGGTGATCCACCGGTTGAACCTTGATGCGCACCTGGCCCGATAGCGCCAGCAGCGTCGCCCGCAAGCCGTGCCCATGCTATCTGGTCTCTATCCCTTACATCAGGGTCAATGGCACGCTCAAGGGCACGCTGTATCAGATGTGGGAACCCATCGCGTGCGAGTTGCGACGAGTCTTCATTATCCAGCGTCAGAGTACGATCGATGGCCTGTTGCCTGAGGGCGGCGAACTCCGGGTTAATCTCACACTCTCTTAATACAATAGGGACAGAGACTCTTGCCTTACGCACGGCGTCATTATCGGTAGCCGACATGAGGCGGGCGACGATATAGCGATATTGCCATGGAACTTGGGCCGGGGGAGATTCGCGCCATGCCGTTTGTGTGGGAGTAATTCCAGTGTTCTTGTCGTGGGGTTGCATGCTCATGCCTTGAAGTGTAGCACGTAAGTTGATCATTCGTGGCCAGACCCCTTGACAAGCCATGCACCGCTAGGGTACACTGCCGGTGTAGTCAATTAACAAAGGGAGGTCGGAGCATGATAGACCGGAGCGAAGCGGCGACAGCCTTGGCCAAGGCCATAGCGTACAAGGAGTGTGGGAAGGATGAGCAAGCTGAGGATTGGGCGCGTGACCTCATCAACATACTCGAGTGCGCCCAGATTCTTGCGGCCAACTAGCACACAACTAGCACACAAAGGAGGGCGGATCATGGCGAAGATCACAGAGACGAAGCAGACAAGACACACACCAGGGCCGTGGCGCGGGCACAACAACGGAGACGGGACGATGCGTGGCATCTATGGCGAAGCACCCTATGGAAATATGATCTGTTACATGACCAACCCCGTACCATCTAACCACGAGGGTGCCGCTAACGCACGGCTGATAGCCTCTGCCCCCGCCCTACTACAGGCCCTGGAAAAGCTATATGTGGCGATCGTGGACGCTGCCTGGGAGCAAAAGTACCAAGCCTTGAATGGGCTGGAGGCCGTGGTGGTAGCCGAAGCCGCCATTAAGGAAGCGAGAGGCGACTGACGCTACTGGAACTAGGCCTTGACGCGGCACAGAGCACAACACACAAGGGGGGCGGATCATGGCTACTGGGATACTCCCTGGGAATCACAAGATAGGCACAGGGAAGCACATCGCGACTTGGAGTCGCACACCGGGGACTACATGCCCCGGCATGAGCGAAGCTTGTGCCATATGCTACGCGGTCACCATGATGCGTTACGACTCAGTTGCCAAGGGGTGGGCAGAGCGCACGGTAGCGCCACTGCCCATGATTCCGGCAAGCATTGAAATCTGTAGGATACATGTCGCCGGAGATTTTGACACCGTCGAATATATCCAGTCGTGGATTGACAAGGTTCGGGCACATCCCAACGTCATGTTCTGGGCATATACGCGATCATGGCGCATACCAGAACTACTCCCGTCGCTTGAGCGCCTACGTGCGGAACCTAACATGCAACTATTCGCGTCAACGGATAGCACAATCTCGGAGTCTACGCCCACTGGTTGGCGGGTAGCCTACCTCGAAACAGAGAACTACACCACCTCAGGGATTGTATGTCCCGAACAGTCAGGCAAAAAAGAAAACTGCGACCAGTGCAAATATTGTTTCAAGGGTCAAAAGGGCGACGTCAGGTTTTTACCCCACTGATGGAAACTGGAACATCGACAAGGACCAAGTATGACGACGCGCCCACCGCGCACGAGGCCAGATTTGCTCTGAGAGGCCGCTGTACGCGCTCAAGGCATGGGGCACGACCTGTCGGGCCTGTGGGGCCACGACAAGCCCAGGGACACGTCTAGGAAGTATTGTGGCCGGTACGGAGAGGAGGCCCCCGATGGTATGCGCTCATGACGACGTGGAACGGCTGTCCATGTGCTGCGGTGCTCCTCTAGTTCACGAGGAGTTCTGCGCCCAATGCCTCGACCACTGCGGCGGTGAGTGCCCAGCGTGTGAGGATGAAAATGATGAAAATACAGAGGAGGTCATCACAACATGAAGATCGGCATACTGCATGAGTACATTACTTGGAGCGGCTCTTACGACTCAGCGCCGGATTACGTGCGCCAGTTGGCGCGGCTGGCCTTGGTGCGGGCATATCAGCACGAGAGGGGCCTTGACGATGTGGTATAATCCCACCGTTGCGCCGCTTTTGGGTAGTTCCGGTCTGTCTCTCCGGAGGCGGCGCAACAACGGGGCGACTCAAAAGCGGCGTTTTCTTTTGCCCAGCCTGGTGTGCTCAAGCGTCACTACTGTGACCCCTACCATTTCCAAGTACCAGTAACAAGGAGCGCACTATGACGCGACCACAGAAAACGGGCTACCGGTGCCTGAGATGTAACCATGTGACGTTCCCAAGGGGCAAGGGCCGCCCCTTACGTTGCGGGGGCTGC